GAATACACTTCTACAAAAACGCCTATCGCGCCCTCGTCGGTAACAGAGCCAGCAGTCCCTCTTAAAAGGTTTAGCGCTCCCGTGCTACTTCCATCAGCCAACACGTTTTGACTGGCGTGGTCTATTTTAGCGCTTAAGTCGTCTTTTATTTGAACCAAGACGACTTTGTATGTCCCGCCAGTGTCGGCAGTATATCCCAACACAATCGAGTATTCCGATGCAGCGTCTACGTCGTTCAAGCATTTTAACATTATGCCATTAGGTACACCGGTTGTGACCTTGTTGAATGGCGCAAAATAAACGTTTGTCGTTGTTGTTAAAGTAGTCGCTGACCGAGAAAGGGTGGCCCCACTAGCTGTTAAGTACGATACGGTTATTGAGTTAGCGCTAGGTGTTTTGTACGCAATAACAATGGCGTCTGAATGCGTTACGCCTAAGAATTTGTCTATCTGAAAAACAGGGTAGCTTGTCCCAATTTTAATTTGCGTAGTCGTCCCAGTTTGAAACAAGTTAGACTCGGAAGATACGGCAGCGGCGGTCGTAATGCTTGTGCAATTTACCGAACGATATCTTAAATGGTTTTCTGAGCCGTCGCGTTCCTGGTAGACAATAAAAACATAGTTTCCAATAACAGCGCATTGCGGCTGGGCCTGCTTATAAAGCGTCGTCGTGTCGGCAGCAGTTCCGCCCCCACCTGGCCCGTCAATAACAATCGCAGTGCTGCTTATTTCAGTTGTTTCGATAAGACGAGCACCGCTGGCAATGTGCTCAATGTCTACGAACGTTTTGTAGTCGCTTCCTTGAAACTCGTACTCTTCCCAAACGTAAACACGGACGCCGTTTTTTTCAGCAATTTGACAGTTGCCTTGACGCTTGTCTGTTTGGACATTCTTAAACTCGTTCTTAACCGTACAAGGAACGTAGGTGCCGCGATCAAGCAAGCCTTGGCCGTTGTCGCCCTCTTTAATCCAAGAGTATAAATTTTTGCCGTCTAAAATTAACGTTTCGTCGCCGTATTGCGATATCGCAACGCCCGAAGAAATATCACCCCCACCAAACTTTGTAATGGTAGCATTGGTGTCATGCACAAAACCGCCACGCTTAACCAACTGGCCCTTTTTTCCAAAGTCCATATTTCTTAAAGCCGACAACCCATCAGGAGTCCGAGTGGAGTCTGAAGACTTTTCGTCAATGCCTTTAAGCATCGCAAATGAAAGTGTTTTCTTTTCTAGTGCCATTAAAACACCCACAAGGAAGCTGTGCAGGCAACCCTTCCCGCTGTAAGCGCAAGGAACTGAGCCTTGTTATTGTTTTCAGTAGTGTCTACCGCTATGTTTGTACTAGCATTGATGGAGACAACAATATACCCACGGTAAGCCCTTCCCAAACCGTGGTGAATATTGCGCGTCGTATTTGACGCAAACTCAATGTCCTCAATCAAGCGTCCATCAAGCAGTCCCGAGCTTTGTAAGTCCTTTGCAAACTGCTCAATCTTATCTTGTACCCGAGTAAGTGGGTAATCGTTTGTTCTGTAGCGCTCAAACTGAATCATGACTACACCAAATTAACGTAATCGTCTAAGTAAGACGTAGTGCCTACTTCAACATCTGTAATTGCGTAAGACTCACCAGCATCGCGCTTGCCTGCTGCCTGCTCAATCCGTTCAAGTTGCTGCTGCTTCTGTACGAGTAGCACCTGAACGTCTGATTCTTCTTTCTGAAGGCATTTAATAGCCGCATCTATAATAACGTACTCTTCGTAGCCTTTAGCCACTTGTGGAGCCACGGCAACAATTTCTTCGTCGGTAGCGGTTGCGCTGAAATAAGTGGGCTCTGGAATAAAGTGCAAAGTAGCAGTGCCCGAAACTGTGGGGTTGGGGATAAATTTAATTTTAGAGCCCTGAACATGATAAAGCGTATTTGTTATTAAAGAAGAAACAATTCCAGGCGAGTTGTACATAGCCCGTTCCTGAAAGTGATACGGTCTTAATCTGTAATTAACCCCACCAACGTTAAGGTCTACGCCTAAAGCCTTGTAGAAGGTTGACGGCAGGTCAAAACTCCCCGTACCGGGAAGCTCGTAAGTAGTTGAAGTTACATAGTAATCTTCAAATTTAGTGACTAGAATGTCGTGGATTTCCGCCATTGCGACGTTAATATAATCAACAACCTCAGTATCAGAGACAAAGGTAGAGCCCACCATATCCGCACGTCGGCGAACCCCGGTAATTAAGTTGGCCAACGTCAGGGTATTGTTCGGCATACCTATCCCCCCAAAGGAAAAGCGGGGGCACGTAGCCCCCGCTCAATTAGTCCATCATGCTTGCCAAGTCGGACATCGCGCTGACCACCGCATCGGCATCATTATCTTGGATGGCCTTGAGGAATTTCTCCCCTGCCTCCTTCTTCATCAAGCCATTATCATCCTCTTCTGGGCCATTCTTTTTGGCCTTTTCAAGAATCATAAGGGCAAGATTACCTTTGCCTTTCATGGCAAGCTCCTAGTTAGGTCACACTGCTGTTTTTCAGGAATGCAATAAATTGAATTTCCTGGTCGTTGTCACTGTCGCCAGTAACATCGTCGTCAGAGTGGTCATTACAGACAAACGACAGTGTTTTTGCACCATTTACATCGTGCGCTGTGCATTCAATGTATCGCTCAGGGCCACCGGTTCCGATAACATGAGCATCACAGTACAAAAGGTCACTGTATTTATCATCAAGTGTTACTGTAAAAACACCAGAGCTAATGTTGGAGCATGTGAAGCCAGTGCCTTCAGATACCCCTGTCATTGTGCCGTTAGTAAACGCAATGCGCCCACCAATAATAACGACGGCACGCTCTAGCGCCTTTACTGCTTTAAAATCTCTACTCGCCATAACTCAATCTCCCTTCAGTGAGTCCGAATTATAGTGCAACGCGGCAGTTGTACCCTGGAGCGTTACAGGCGATGTTTCCGTAGTAGCCGAGGCGTACTTCGTAAGCATCTGCTGCGCTTTCGCGGAGCATACGGTTGTTATCAAGGTCCAAGAACATCGGAGCTTCACCCAAAGTGTTAAGGCTCCAAGTGTCCATCTGAAGCATCCAGGCAACGTTTGGCTGACAGTTTTGGTCAGGAACAATTTGGATAGTTCCGCGTGGACCACGAAGCGAGATAGCGGAGAATCCGATATCAACATCGCGAGCTTTTGCTTCGCTATAAACAACTTTTGAACCAAGAGCTTTTTCAAGGTTTGAGAAGGTTGCAAAATCAACAAAGCAGTGAGTTGGGTTTCCGCCTTCACGGGCAACCAAAGAAGCGCCACCAATAAGAGCTTCTTCAATTGGAAGAGCCGAACCATCGAAGCGATTACCGCCCAAACGAGTTACATCTGCCGTTCGGTCAACGCCGAAGAATGCAGTTGCGCCTGGGGCCGATGCGGGGCACCACCCTTCAAGACCCGTCACCTTTAAGGCACTGGAGCCGCCATTCTGAGCATCACCCTTTTGGAAAAGGTGGTCACCACTAGCAACATCGGCGTGCGTGTTGACGGTTAAGGTAATAGTACCTGCACCACGGTCAATCGCCGAAATAACACCAGTGTTTCCAGAGGTCGTGAAGTTTCCGCGAATTGCACCTGTAGCACTAGATGCAACGTTTAGGCTCATGCCGACTTCAAAATTAGTAATGTCTTCAGCATTGCTAAGAGTAAGAACCGCTGCGCCAGTGCCGGGGTCAGAACCCAGGGTGCCGATAGAGCCTGAGCCGTCGCGGTACATCGCAATAGCAAGAGAGCGAGTCAGTGAGTGCAAAGCGCCGTCAATTTCCATTGTGGCATATCGCAAGAAAGCATCGCTATCTCGCTCAGTCGCCTTGATGGACTCGCCGGTAATACTTGCGAAAGAATAATCTTTTACCCGTGTCAGCACGTATTGCTTTAGGGCAGATGTCGATGTTTCAGCCTGACCGGTCGCAAAAGTTGCACTTCGGCGCTGCGGGTTAGAGTAAAGCAAAGGAATCGGCATATTCTCGCCGCCGAACTTTGTATATTTCGGCATCATCGCGAGAAGCGGATTGTCTTTGTAAACCATGTTTTGAACACGGAGTGGTTTATAGTGCTCTTTAAGAGCTTCGGTTACTGTACCTACGTCGAGTGGACTTGCCATTTTATAACTCCAAAATTAGGGCGTATCACCCCATTTGATCATAGCAGCGACACGTTCGAGAGACTTTTCCTTGCTCTCTAACACGTTGCCGGATGTTTCAGTCTTTTTAGCAACGTCATCATTGCTAAGTGTTTTCACCCGTTTCACTGCTTGCTCGGCGGCTTCTGGAGTCTCTGACTCTTCGCGTGGTTTATCTAACTCACGAAATCTCTCTTGTAGCTTTTTGCTACCTAAGTAACGCTCGGCTTCCGCCATAAAGTGGTCCTCAACGAGCTGCGCTGCGTGCCCATACTCCATGACTTCTTTCGTTGTGTTGTAATGCTGCTGCATCACTTCACCAACAAGAGAATAGGCGTTATGGTGCTGCACCATCTCGTAGGTATTACTATCGTCTACGAAATTCTTAATGTTGTCAATCAATTGTGTGTGGGCAGCCTTTATCTGATACTGCTCAGTTTCTTCGCGCTGCTTCTTGTAGATATCTTCTATCTTCTGAATGCGCTCTTGAAGCAGCTCATTTTGCCGACGCAACTTTTGCTCTTCAGTGGGGTTGCCCTCATTGATGACTTGCTGCGTTAATTCGTCATAGTTAATCCCCAGCTCACCCAAGAGCTTTGCGGGGTTTTCTTTTGCTAATCGTTGCAAGTCAGCTAACCGAGTTGCCCCTGATTCATACTGCTCTTTCTGTTTAGCAAAGTTAGCAATCTCTTGCTCTTTTTGACGAATAGCTCGCTCTTTTCGAGCTAACGCTGCAAACTGCCTAGAAAAGTCAGGGCGCTCGGGCTCTGGTGGGGCCTCGGGCGCTTCTGGAGATTCTACCGATTCTTCGGCAACATCTTCCATTAGTTCCTGACTTGGCGCTTCTTCAGCAGCCGCTTCCTGCACAACTTCTTCTGACATACTAACCTCTTGCGTTGTTACGCTGTTGGGATGGGCGCTGCCGCAGCTTCTGCCGCAGCTACCTCATCTGGCATTGCTGCCGGGGGTGCTCCTTGTTGGGGAGCGTCTGGTCCCGGCCCCATAGCCCCCATCGGCATTGGTGCAGGCTGCTGCGCCGCTGCTTGCATCTTCGCAAGCATACCAATGGAGTCTTCGATAAATCGTCTAAATAAATCCAACCGAACTTCAGGAACTTGGTTAATTTTGGCCCGCAAGTAAGCAGACTGCATCATTCCGATACCCATAGATAAGTTCATGTACGGTTCTGGCGATTGGTAAATTCCTTTATCCAGAATACGTTCGATAATCATGTTAAACAGCTCTTGTGACGCCGTTGCCATGCTGTTTACAGACTCTAGGTCAGGATAGTCGAGCAGTGCTTTGGCTTCTTGCTGTGAAATCATTCCAGCTTGCAACATCTCGATAACCTTTTGAAGCTTTGCCGCAGGCGTTGTAGGCAAAAGTGATGTTGGGTAAACCTTCATCACATACTCATCGCGGTCTAAATCGATGTCTGACCACTTAATCTTTTCGATATCGTCGTCACCATGACTAATAACCTCAAACTCGTCGCCTCGTTCAGATACCTCGCGAGCTATATCGACCATTTGCGCTGCTGCGTCTAAAAATAGCTGCTCATACGCTTTTGCAACCATTAAAAACCGCTCAGACTCAATGTCTTGAAACTCTCGAAGCGCAACGCCCGATTCAAGGCCGGCTGGCTTCTTTGCACCCGCTGCAAGCTGACTTACACCCGCAATTTCGTATGCGCGGTTAAACAAGCGGTCTAAATGCGTAAAAATTTCACCAGAAACGGTTTTTGGAACAAAAAACTGCGGCGGGGTGCCCGCATATTCAATTACACCCCAAATTTCGTTGTTTATGTGCGCTTTTGAGATTTTAGAGCCACTTTCAACAAAAACCTTTGGTGTTGCGAGGTGCATTTGCTGTTGGATGTTCCGCAGCAAGCGATTTATCTCAACCTGGATGCCTGTGAGCTGTTCTGCGAGCCCTTGGCCCCAAAAACCGAGTAATCGGTTCGTCCAACGAATAAAAGCAAACGGAAACTCATCGCGCTCCCATGAATCGTCCATAAGAGTTGCATTTTCTATCGTAATAACGTGGCGACCGTCTTTTGCGCCCTTTGAACTCGGAAGATGCCAAGCCTCAATGCACTCTACCTGCTCGCTTGCCTTGTAGATACTGTCATTGTCTTCTACTGGCGACGCATCGCGAATTTCGTCAGCAAACTCAGGAAAAAGCGATGCAAGAACCTGCTTATCCACAATCTTTCGTTGAAACATCTGTCTTGGGTTGCCATAGCGAGCCTCTAAGTCATCAACCACAATCTCGTCAGGAAATACACGCTCGCATGTAATTTCACCGTCATGCTCAAAAATTTTCATGACACCAGTGCCAAAAACACAGGCGTCTAGAAATACCCTTGGTGCAACTTCGTAAATCTTGGACCCGTAGAACTGGCCTGCTGTAAACTTCGTCAGACTTTTAGCTTTTCGCTGCATTGCCCAATCGCCGCCAGTTGTTAGGTAAGTGGCCATAGGTTTAGCCTTAGCGACTCGTGCGGTAACGGTGTCACACATGGATTGAATGATGTTTAGTGTGACTCGGTTTTTTGCGCTCGTCTTGGCTCGCTGGACCAAGTTACCGCTTCCCAAATCGCGATAACTAATGTTGCCGTAAAGACGTGCGTGGTTGATGTTGTTTGTCGAGTGGTAACCTTGGTTATCCGTTAGATGCTCAACTACCTCAAAGACAAGATCGTGAGGTTCTGTTTGTTCGCTCCACCAATACCCTAGCTTTTTCATTTTGAAACTCCCCGCAGATTACCCACCTGCTGAATAAAATAAATCTTCAAAGTATTGCTCATCTTCGGAAAGACTCTTTGTGCTCGACGTTTCAGGCATCACTTGCACCTGAGCGCGTCGAATCTGAGGCTTATCCCATAGCTCTACTTCGATATCACCGACTCTTAGCCGCTTTAAACCATGCTTTTTAGCGGCTTCTATTATTTCTTCTAGTTCAGTGTCCATTGACTTTCCCACCAGGCTTCGCCGTCTTTATCCTCAATGCCCTGCTCCACACCGTCCCAGATTTCGTTTTCTAAAGCAGCATAATACTCAGGAGTTCCTTCCCTTGGTGCAATAGCTTGCGGCTTGTACGTGTAATGCTTGCTTTCACGCCACGCATATAAACACGCATCAGCGAGGTGATTCTCAAAACGCGAATCTTCTTTTTTCCTGTCCTCGTCCCACTGGAGTAAATCCCACTCATCTAGTATCTCGCATCCTTCAAAGACCTTCACAAAACCGCAGTGTAGGTCAGAGTTCATTAGTTCAATATAGGACGCTTTGTTTCGTTTCTCCGCTGCTCGAACCGGTAGCTCGTAGCGAAAGCGAAATTCCTCGACAATAGATTTACCCAAGCCCCCTGTATCGGCGACCATGATATTGAAATCATACTGCGAATCAAGTTCTTTAATTTTTTCGGCTATCTGCGCCGGTATCATTTTTGTCTCTTTGTAGCACTCGACGATATAAAAGTCGGGCAACTCAGGGCAGTAGGCACCGATAACGAAAGCTGTGGCATCCTCATAACCTAAATCTATACCCAGGATAAAATCAAAGTCATGCTCGTGATGCGGTATCTCGGTGTAGAAGTTCTTGTCTTTGGTGTACTTGTAAATCAAAGAATCGTTCGAGCGAATCCACTTGCCTCGCCACTCACGCAAATAAACAGGGTGGTTTTCATCCCAGTGCTTTTGCTTCATCCGGCGCTTAAGCCACTGTTCTGCGTGCGGAATATGGGGGTTTTCCATAATCGTCCAATGATGATTACTGTACCCTTGCGCTGGGTCGGTAGAAGCACGGAAGAACATACCCGAACAAGCTGCGTTGGGTGTCCCAATCATTGCCATTGTACCGTTGTGGTCAATCAGCGCCGGTTCAAGAACTTCTTCCACCAGCTCTTCAAGATGGCGTCCGAAACTTGCGGCTTCGTCAAGAATAACCAAGTGGTAAGCAGAACCCCGCAACTTATCAATATCAGCTTCATCGTTTGCACCTGTCAGAACAATCTGACTCCGGTTTGGCAACGTAGCAATAAGTTCGGAGTTATTAAAGTGCATCCCGATATGGTACTTACGGTTGGCCCGTTTAAGCTCCATCCACATAAGACGCTTGGCGCTGTTTCGCGTCAGGGCAATATAGGCCGAAATGCTGTCGGGGTTTCGAGATGCTGTTTCAATAAGATAATAGCAGGCCGCGTAAGTTTTGCCTGCACGCCGGGAGCACAGCGCGGTCTTAAAAGAAGCAGGGTCATTAATGAACGCAATCTGCTGCTCAAACAAGTCTTCCTGCCACCGATAAGTCCGGTCTTTGGCAGTACCCTTATCCTCTTGCAAGGCTTCAGGGTCGCCAAAACGCTTGATGTACTCCCGAACTACTGCACGGGCGTCATGCTTGGGCGATGATTTCCCCATTGCTCTTTGCCTTTACAGTCCTTGGTTTCCGCGTCGTTTTCTTCTTTGGCTCTTCAATAACTTCGAGGTGCGAAATAGACGACATCGGCAGATATATTGTACCGTGTCTTTCATGAACCACGATAAGGCCATTTTTGTCCGGCCCCCACTTCAGGGTAAACGCCTGGTGGTTTGGTGCCTTTAGATTGATTGCAATCTTGTCAAACACTGGGCGGCAGTCATGTTTTAGCGTAAATCCTACAATTTCCATTTTCCATCCTCAAACTTATCTACCCCGTTAGTTTCTCGAACCTGTGGGACATAGAAAAGATTATACCTATCGCGGAGAGATTTATACACATAACCCTTATGGCTACAGACAATCGGCTCCCCCTGACGGTGTTCAAAGTACCTAAGTAGCAAACTTGCGAGCCCTAAACGCCGAAAAGCATCCTTAACATAGCAGTAATGCACTAAAAGAGGCCCTGTTTTGGTCCTAATTCCGCACATCCACGCAAAAATCTGATTAGGGTCGTCATCCATCACCGCCATAACGGTAACCGATTTCTCCATAAGATTTCTTATGATTTTTCGGTGGCTTTTATACAAGATACCCCGGTGCTGGTCTTTGTTTTGGTCAGCGTAGCTTCGCAACCAAGTGCTATACACCAAAGAAGCATCAGAAGGGCTTGCTAGGCGAACAAGCACCGGAAGTTTGTCGTTATCCTTTAGCGGATTGTAGGCAAGGGTCGCATACGGCGTGGTCATTTAGATTTTCCCTTTAATTTCTTGTAGGCGATGTCGGCTAGACGCTTAAGCTCGTCATCAGACATCTGCTCAAGCTGATTCTGCTCCCGAATCCCGTGCTCAAGATTTGCCAGTTGGCAAATGCTGCGGGTCAACTGCCCGAAGTGCTGAGAATCGACCTTATCCATCCCGCCACCCGACACAGTTTGTCGCATCAGCCGGCGAGTCTCCGCATCGATGATGGTGTACATATTTTCCATCATAGAATGCAGGCTCGGCAAAATACTAACATCGATTAGCTCATTGGCGTCTCGATTGATCTCTACAAAGGCACCTTCGGCTTCGATGTCTCGGTCGGCCTGCGCCAGTAGCTCTTCGCGCTCTTGTTTTCCAGCGGCACCTTTAGAGGCGGCTTTTTCGTACCGGACTTGGAGTTTTCCGGCGTTGTATATTTTCCTGCTCATTATGCACTCCTGTGCTCGTCTCCCGAAGGAGCACCAAAAGGTGGTGCGATGTTGGGACCAGGCAGTGGAGTTACACGGACCTGGCTTGGGGGTAGTTTGCAGGTACTACAACCCAACACCGCAGTGTAATCCTAAAAGATTTTTAGGGGTCGGCACAAGGACTATATTAGCCGACAGTTCCTGACATAAAGAGCGTGTAGTCTTGAGCTGAGGTAACAACAGTTTTTGAGTTTGCGCCGGTAAAGCCAGCGGCAATAACAAGCTCGTAGGCTTGAACGTTGCCTTTAATTTTAGCCAGCTGCCCCGGCAAAGAAACAATGCCGCCGGCAGGCACAAACATATTGTCCAAAGAAAAGAACTGAATACCAATGGTTCCGCTGTCATCCGTTTCATTTGTTCCGAAAGCAGAGGACGAAATAGTTACACGGTCGGTGCCGCTTACAGCGGTCGAAAAATCGCTAATCCTAGCCAGATCGTTGTTGTTGGCGGATTTAGCGCCGTAGACATTGAGGTAATTGGAGCCTTTGCTGCCACCGTCAATGTAATCACCTTTTTTAAAGCCATCAGCTACGGGTGTCGTAATTTGGTTGTTACTAGCAAACACGCAGTTTCCAATAGTCGTGCCACTAAGGTCAGCGATTAATCGGTAATATTGAATCAACATTTCATTGTCCGAGCGGTTATGGAGAATGAAGGTGTTGACCGTGGTCAGGCCCTGAAGGGACAGGTTGTAATAATCGTATGCGTTGTAAAGGGTGCTGGTGGACCCGACTGAGGTATTCGCTTCAAGCCGACCATCAACACGAACAACTTTTTCATCGGTCTGGGTCTGGGTCGCGTTCTTTAAGGACACATGGGGGTCCGAGTGGTCAGACGAGCGGCTGGATAAAGCTGAGACAATGGTTTTGACATATTCGGCCATGAGGTTCCCCTTTGGCAAAAAGAATATTCTTAGGACAAGAAAAACACAAGGATTCTATTTTTGACGCAGTGAGTCGGAACTGAATTTGGGGCGAGTGAGAGTGAGGGTATTTAAGCCCAACGGGGGGAACGGCTCCGGGGGTCGGGTAGGGTCAAAATAAACTGAATGCCGCTTCAGTGTATTTTTATTTACTGAATGACGATTCAGCGAACGGCCGCTCGCGCGCGGGCGCGCGTACGCGCGCGCGTGATTTCTTGCGCTTATTTATTGACGTTGATATCAATATAGTGTACGGATAGGTAAGAGCTAACTTTTAACAAGGACCGTCACATGAAGAAAGTATCCTGTCACCGCAACTTGAACCTTGCAAAGCGCAATCCGCGCAAGTTCGTTTGGATTCTCGGCAAGTCACCTAACAAAAGCGGTGATTTCGCACCTACCACGAAGCCTAAGAAGATAGCCGAAGTACACGACGGTGCATTTATGCTCAAGAATGCAGTGTTGCACGTCAATATGAACGGTGCTCGCAAGATTAACAGCGGTGCTCACCGTGAGGTCTGCGCCTATGCTCGCGGTGTCCTTGTTCCTAACGTATCGCCCCGCACTGACGGTCGCCGGATCACTATCAATATGATCCAACGCGGTAAGGCCGACAAGATTACCGGAGGTATCGGACGCGGTGAATCACAGTTTGTTTTCGCTGATACTCGCGAGCCTTGCCCAACTGTAGGCTTGACTATTTACGCCGATAGCACGGGGATGTACTTGGTAGGAGGTCAATCATGAGACCAAAGGTAGGGCAAACAATTGACCATCATATTTTAGGCGAGTGCGTGATTATTGCTGTTCATGACTTTGGGACGCTAGACGTTGAAGACAGCTTAGGCAACTGCTACCGAGTCACCGGACTAGACTTTATTTAGACCGAATCGCCTACCCTATCGAGCCCCGGCATTGACCGGGGCTTTTTTTTGCCTTCATTCAGGACCTATCCGCGAGCCTGGTTTTTCTTTCCGGTTTTTCGCAACTCATTCAGGACTTCATTTTCGGGTATTCGGGACCGTATTCGGGACCTGTGCCCTATTTTCTTGCCAGTTGTGCGTTATTCAGGATGTATTCGGGATAGTAAAGGCCACTTGAGAGCATAAACGGTCACTCGTTTTAAAGTATACTCCCAAGCGACCCAATAACGTTACCCCCACTTTCACCTTATAAAGCACCATTCGTCAAGCGGATGAAGATAAATGAACCTATGATCCTAATGAACCACCTCACCAAACTATTTTTTTATATACCGTCTGGCGCTCTAAGTGCCTGATATTGTGTCTTATAAGAATTTCAAATGTTTAAAGTAAGAATATTAAACATTCACAATCATAAGTGCCTGATATCGTTTAGAAAGTGCCCTTAAAACCTATCTACATCGCCGATCATTATCTTCATTCGTTCATTTTTTCGCTATTTCTATCTACATTATCTACATTATTTACTTGATACGTCTATCAACAACTGATACGAGTATCAATACGAGCTAACTTTAACCAAGGATACTTCAATGCAACCAACTAACCGCGCTACCGTCTGGAGTCGCAATGCTTATTCACTGTGGGTAGTCGAGCGCTCTTACCCTGTTCAGTTCCTTAAAACACTGGACCTCCCCGATCGCCCTGGCGTTATTAAGATGCATAACGATCGCTTTTATTCGTGGTTGCCCGAGGGAATCGACGCTAACGGCGAATCACAAGACGGCTGGATATCTTGCCAGACGTGCCGGACCTTAAATCCCCTTGAGGATCATATCTGTCAGGGATGTGGTGATCTTATTCAGCCTGAAATGGATTGGGGCTAATACAATGCTTACATATCGAGCTAACAACTTAAACAAGGACATTAACATGATTAACATCGACTCCAACTACTTTGATTGCACTTCACTTGATACCGAGAAATTCTTGGAAGCGACACTAGGCGACCCAATCGAGCTAGACTCCCCCTTGATGGAAACCTTCGGACTAGAACCAGGTGATTGGCTATCTAATTGTGAAGACGGACTTGCGAAGCTTATCGGGTGCTTAGAGGGTCAACCCTACCTGGCGCAAGGGCAACTCGGTAACACGTACAACCATGAACAACAGCTGAGCGCCGATTTTGCGTGGCAAGTTTTCGCGCCGCATGACTGCGCCGATTATGTTTGGGCGGACGATATCTATGTAGCAATCGAGCCCCATTTAGGCGGCGACCCTCGGGGCAATTATGGCGCTTGGAGACTCTACAAGGTCGACAGCTTAGGCGAGTCCGGTTTTTATGATCAAGTGGTGGGCTGGCACTGTGAACCCTTGCGAAGCTTTACCGAATGGAACTCAACTCGGGTTGATATCAAGTTTCAGTTATTCTTCGATTCTTACTTGGAATCAGTCGAGCAAATTAACGAGCAAGCGTCGCCGGGTTATTCTCATTATCCCGCTGGCATTGTTGACGAACTCTTAGAGAATTCTCCGGAATACTCACCGGAGCTGAGCTGTTTTGTTGGTGTGCTTAAGTGTGGTGGGCTGGTTAAGCTCTATCCCTACTCCAACCTACCCTACTAAGTTTTCCGTGTTGTGTGTTGCTAGGCTACCTCGGAGTCGTGCCCGGGGTAGCCAATGGAGCTTATGACACTCCCACTAACAAGGACAAAACCATGACCTACAAAATTATTCGATTCAGGTTCAAGGGTTCAAACCGCGTCATCAAACGCGGGTTGACACTTGAGGAAGCCCAAGCCCACTGCCAGCGGCCCGATACGCGGCAAGCTGTAACCAAAGTACACCCTGATGGGTCAACAACTGAACACGTCGAATGGTTCGACGGGTACGAAAGCGAGGTAAAATCATGACACGTAGCTCTGTAATTTCTTTCATCAAAATCAGACTTCAATCACTTGTCGCCGAATACGCGGGTCAAGGTCAACTAGACCCGTGGACCGTCAACCGCCTGGACGAATTGTACAGAGTCCTTGCTGTACATAATGCTCTCGGTGCTCAAGAAGGTTGACCCCATAAAGTCCGGCTCGGGTTGTAGCTCGCCCGGGCCGGACCATTATCGGGTTTACTCAAACAAGGACAACACTATGTACGACTTAAAAAAACAGGTTACTGTTTCATTCACTTATTCAAAAACAACTCACGAATCAGCTGAGCACGGTGATTTTTCTGACACTGGGTTTTATCTTCACCCGTGGGAATATTCGACCCGGGACAAGGAGACGCTGGCGGATATCAAGAAAAATCCAGGCGATTATGAGGTGACCGATGACCTCGAATCAATTCTGGACACTTGCCGCAATCTTGGAATTTACGAATGTAGTTCAAGCGAGGTCCATTCAGGTTGTTGGTTTTCAAGCCACCCTGAAACAACCGACTGGGCAACCGGTGAAGATAGGACGCTATCCGTCCACATTCAGGGCGAGCTGTCCGAGGATATCAATTTCTTGAACTGGTTTAAATCGCAACTCCAAAACTAACAAGGGCAACACCATGACACCCCAAGAAATTTTAGAAACAAATCCTATCTTAAAAAGCCCCGACCTCGGTTCGGGTCTAGCACGCTGGCAGAAGATTAGGGACGCGGTGGAAGCCGCCCACCCTAACCTCAACCCTATGCGTCAGGCTGAAATCATCGGAAAGGTTATCGAGCGGTTGGAGGGCTCGGGTCAATGACAAAGAAAATAGAACTACATTCATTCACGCGGGTCCCAAAAAAGGATCCGATGTTAAGCCACATTGAAAACATCACCAAAAATCCGCCAGCTCGCGAGGCGCTAGAAGGTCGAACCATTGTTCGGGTCAGGTATCAGACTGACGAGGAATTGCTTACGTTCAACTGGACCTGCCGCGCTCTGGTGCTTGAGTTCGACGACGGGTCGCACGTCGTCCTAAGTTGCGACGCCGCAGGCAATGGACCTGGAGCATTGTTTTACTTTAACGGGCGCGAGCGGGACAAGTTCGGGTCAATCATGAAGGTGGAAAAATGAAAGGCAGAAAACGACGCGGAACAACAACAATAACGCACCCCGAGTATGGCGACGTCGAGTGGATTGACACCAACGATTCGGGTACTCGGATTCAGATTAGATATTGGAGCCCGTCAGATGGGGGGTTTGTTAAGCAATGGGTTGATTGGACCCTACCAAAGAAAGAGGTAAGTAATGTTTGAACCAGATGACGGTAAAGCGGGCAGAATGTGGAGACATAAGCTTGTGGATACTTTTGCAAAACATCTCGAACATCAAATGGATCATATGCATAATGACTGGATAAGCAATGAACCCAGCGACAATGATGTAGTGGAGATGGCGGCGCTTTGTGTGATTGCCATTAGTCAAATCGAGATTGCAACTAAGATAACTTCAATAGAAAAAATTCTTATGGACTTTAAAGAAAAAGGTAACCAACCAAAGAAAGAGAGCTAACCAATGAAACCAAGAAAATGTAGCCGGTGTGGTTTATATGGCCACAACAAAGCAACATGCAAAAAGACTGACGCGCAAATCGCAGAAGAAAAAAGACTTCGCGAAATTCGCCAGGAAAAGTTTGACGAGTTTTTAGAGAAACAGCGCACCGACCAGCTTTGGGCGCTCGTTGCGCTGGTCAATTCCGTTGCATCTCAAGCTGACATCCCCGCCTACCTCGAACTTGATGGAACCGGTGTCGTTTTTTTAGAGATGATGGACATTGAGCTGGAGGGTGCTGACGCAGTACACGCGCTCATAGGTGCGCTGGCGTCAGCAAAATATGTCTAACGAAATCAGGCCCGGTTAAAATTCTCGCCAAGCATTATTTACGGCAAGGCGAAATTCGGGTAGCTTCGTAATTCAATTTCAATGGGGGGCTGCGCGGCCCTGGGGATACAATTTAAATGAATGAGCTAACCACCTGTGTCGAGGAATATCTACAACATCACACACCCGAGTTCGGGTCAGATCCCATCCTAGCAAGAATGCTGCTTGATGCGCTCGTGTCGTCTTCACCTGAAGGACGCGCCGTGTCAAGCGATGGGAGCCTGTACATTTTCGACGGCGCTGTCTGGAATCGGGTCGAACACAACGACCTAATCTCGATGGCACTGCTCTTTGATGGGCTCTGGTTGCCCGGAGACAAGCCAAAACGACTGACTGTAGGCTTGGCTAAGGCACAAGCAGTAGCGAACACTGTACTGCTAATTCACGAGATTAAGAAGGACAAGTTTTTCAACAAGGTCTTACCTGGCGTTGCAGATAAAAACGGGTTCTGGGTTATCGATGAGTTTGGTGCAGAGATGCTCGAACACTCGCCAGACAACCTCTGTACTTGGGCATACGATTTTGAGATTGACCCAAAAGCAGAGCCCGTAAAGTGGCTGAACTTCTTGCGCTCACTTTGGCGCGATGACGACGACAAAGATTCAAAGATAGCTGCTATTCAAGAGTGGCTCGGGTGTTGCCTTACGGGTAAGAGCACGGCATACAGTCGGTGCTTACTGCTTGTCGGAAAGGGCGGCAACGGTAAGTCTGTGTTGATGGACGCGGTATCATCTCTCTGGCCAGATGACCGGGTTACGAGCGCCAGCCCAAAGCGGTGGGACCACGACTATACGCTCGCAACTCTTCGGGACTCGTCGCTGAATATCTGTGCAGAGCTGCCGGAGTACAACGCGCTTGAGTCGAGCGATATGTTTAAGAGCGTCATCGCGGGCGATAGATGTTCGGGTCGTCTTCCTTACCAGCCGCCGTTTTCGTTTATCCCTCGGGCTGGTCACATCTTCTCGGCAAACAATCTGCCATCAATCGGGTCAGGTGATTACTCTGATGGCTTCTTTAGACGATTTCTCATTATGGAATTTAACCGCTCCTTTACAAACGACTATGCTCTTGAGCGCAGAAGCCAGGAGGAGATTCTTGGCGAGTTAAAAGAAGAGCAGGCTGCGATAGTGCACTGGGCACTTGAAGGTGCGGCTAGGCTCCTTCGTCACAGTGCGTTTACTTTGCCCGAGTCTCATCGTGAGACAATCGCACAATGGCACGCTGACAGTGACCCGGTTAAAGACTTTACCCTGGCTTGCTGCTCGACAGGAGAGAGTTCTTTGTCGGACTTGTTTCAGGACTTTAAGACGTTTTGTTCTGCGACAGGCCGCCGCTATGGTTCTTCTCGTGGGATGGCTAAACGTTTGCGGCTTTTGGGATACAAGGGAACACGCCGCTCCACTGGCACGTACTTTAACATACAAGCTAAGTTACGCGCCGAGTGGAGCGACTGCCCCATCTCAGACCCGTTCTAGCCAAGAGCGGCAAGGGATATCGCAGGCTTCTTCAAACTTAACAGCAAGTGTTAGTCCGGGTTTAAACCGGCCCGCAATTAATCGGCATAAGTGTTCGGGTGACACGTCGAGCATAAGGCTCAAGTCATACTGGCTTTTATCGTTATCTTGCATCCATCGACGCAAGCGCTTCACCCCTTTATTCGCTGGTCTTTTTTGCATAACCCAACCTTTCAATTAATTCTTTTGCTTCCACAAAACCATGGCAGACCGCCGTGTACCAACCGCGCTCTGCCAACGATTTCAACCAATGCTTTTGCGCTTCGCTTACTCTGCCGCCTTTCTGCCGCTTGAGTTCAATCGCGCAACCATTATATCTCGTTTCTTCCCCGTCCTCGATGAGCGTACAGTGATCGAAGACCAAGCAGTCACATACCCCCGCCTTAAGTCCTTCGGCACGCAACCTTGCTCCTCTGATTTGGGCACGCTTTCCATATCCGCCGTGCCCCTCGTTTGGTACGTGGCACCACAAGAGCTTGAGCCCGTCGAGGTATTTTGCCAGTTGGACTTGCTCATCTCGTTCGAGCGGTACGTCTGGCTTTGCTCGCTTTTTCTTTTTCGGACCTGCACTTTTCCACGCTTCATCAAACCCCCCTGCATCTTTTTGTTTTTTCCGGTAAAAGTTACCAATGGCTCTTTGTATTCTTTCTTTATGCTCATTCGACATTGACGCCTCCGACAATTCAGTCCATAGTGAACTTAATCTCGGCTACGTCCTTGTTGTCGAAGGTTAGCTCGAAGCGGCTAAGGCGTAAAAACCTTAGCCGCTTTTTCTCTAATACTTGCCAGTACCATCATAATACCTGTGACACGGCTCGTAGGGTGGCTCGTCTGGCTCAACAAAGTTCTCCTTTGCTTTTTCTGCCATCTCATTTTGCCACTCACCGACTTCGCACATATCGCCCTCTTTGGCGTATGCCTCGACAGCTTCCGCCATCTTCTTACCGATTTCAGTGTAGTCTATTTTCTTGTTATCAATTAGGGCCTGCCCAATTGACCTAAGAACGGTGTCGCATACCTCGATGATATCTTCATCTTCGACAAGGTAATCCATGTCTCTTAATCGCCACGCTGTCCATTCTTCATCTGTTGGCTCTGGTCCGTCATCATAATCTGGTGGGCTTAAAGGTGGCTCTCCTGCCATAACTAACTCCTTAGTGGTAACGTGAAATAGACCAAACAATCTTTTCCACTTCTGTCCTGCCTAGCGGCGGTCGGCACTTGTTCTCATTTATTGCTAAGAGCATCGCAGAAACCTCATCAACTGTGTGCCCTCGTTTAAAGAGCTTGCCGCATAAGCTGGTGAGTGCGTTGTTCCTATATTCGTCAATGATTGGCAGGTCGTCAAAATTCCCTGATTCGATAGCAGGCATTGGCACCGATGGTGCTCTTGGCTTTTCTTCAGTGACAATCTTGTGTAGCCACTGGGGAAACTTTTGCAGCTTAAACTTTGTAGGGCACCGGTCGAATGCATACCGCTTGCCTGACACATGCAGAGATGGGGGCAGAATAACGTGCCCACCTTGCGAGCGAATGTCGAGCCCGGGCTTAAAGCCAACCAAGTTCTTCACCTTTACGCCCTGGAAAAATAAATGCCACCCACCGCCACCAGTGCGTGCTCTAGGGGTTTTTCGTAAGTATGCGGCCCTATCGTTGTCCAGCAGCTCTTCTAGGCTCTGGCGGCCTTTCTCGCCGTCCACATCGAGTACCGTGATGCTGCCGCAAGCAAGAGCGAGATTGTAGTTAGGATTGTCGGCAAACCACTCCTTGACCTGCTCAGGGTCAAGGGTGGCATCTTTCCAACCCCGCCTTGTTGCGGGGTGCTTGCCGATTGATGAGCACTCTGGTCCATGGCGGCATGTGCAGACCGCACCTTTTTGGACCCCATGCGCCGGAAACACAGGCCAGCCATTGCGCGTAAACCAGAGTGCCCACTCAAGCATCACTCTGCTCCAGCCATCTCGTCACCGGGAGGAGGTGGCAGATCGTCGGAGCAGGCGACCAATGGCTCAAGGCCCTTTGGTGGCATACCGGCTGAAACAAGCTGGAATGCTGCTCGAAGTTTGCTTGCGGCTTCCTCGTCAAAGTCAGAAGCCTTCTTGATTTCTAAGTAAGCAAGAACACGGTCGGGCTCAATCTTGTACTCCGCAAAAGAGTCAGCAGCCTTCTTGAAGTGTTTGCGGTTAGTAGCCGCACTGCGCTTCTTTGGTGGCGGCTCAAGGACAGCCTTTGCCTCTGGCGTTGGCGCAACCTGCTCGATTGCTCGGCTTGGGATTGTTGCCAGCTCTGACTCGTCTAGCATACCTAGCCCGCATATCGAAAGTGTCAGCCGGCGCTTTGCCTTAGTGATTGCCTTCATCCTATCGTTGACACCATCCATGCCCTTGCGCATAGGCACAACTGCGATGTCTTCATCGGTTCTTCCGTCAGGCGTCGTGCCTCTAGCATGAACCATAATCATCCCGTCCTGCACTTCGTTCTGCAATATCTCGATACTGATACCGTGAACTTTGCGAAGCTGGTCAGCACAACCTTTTGTTGCGTAGAGCTTAAGCTGCCCATTCAAGCGGATATACTGAAAGGGCTGCGTCATTGGGTTAAGACCCATGTTCTCGCAAAGCTTCTTCAAGAAAGCCAGTCGAGCCTCTGGCTGCAAAGCGCCGAGGTCATTGTTTACGAGCGCTAATTCTGCTGCTTGAACCATGTCTGTCATTTCATATCTCCAATGCTTTTAAGGATGATGACATACGACGCTTGCCGTTTTTGTCAGGGGAGAACGTAATCTTGGCACCGTCGCCAAAGTCAATGCCGCGATACTCGCCGGTTGCTTCACGCAATTGATTTTGAAGCAGCGAAATACGCGTCTTGTTTGCTTTCTCAATCTTCTTAAGCTGTGCCAGCTCCTCGGCATAGGCACGCTCGTCAAGTGACGCTTCTCTCAAGTTCTCGCTCTTCATGGCAATCTTTGCAAGATGGCGAGCACAAGCAGCAGACGCATCTGTCGGCGGAGCAATTCCTGTCTCAACATGGTCTTTCCAAAATGAAACAGCCGCATTCATCTGCTCGGCAAAGCGCGCAGGGTCTTCCTTGATCACATAGATTTTCGGAAACTCAGTAGGAAAGAACTGGACACTAAGAACACAGGCTGGAGCGCCCGTCATACCGCAGTGCCAAATACACTGGTCCTTATAGCCCTCGTGAACATCATCGGTCCACTCTTCCCCATAGTAGTCACGGTCAGCTCGATAGCCTGCCTTTGTCTCAATAGTGTACAGAGGCTTGTGATGGCGTGTAGAAGGTACTGCGAAGCCATCGGCAGTGTCCCGAAGGTTCACACCGTCAACTTCCTTGTACACAGTCTTCCCTGGCTTGATGATGATATCGAAGCCCTGGCGTTGTAGCTTCATCTCGGTAAGCTTTAAAAACGACGACTCTAGCACCGTCGCAACTTCCATGTACTCAGCGTTGGCAAAGACCTCTTCCTCGTCGGTTACCTTTGAACCCCATACGTCGTACGGCCCCCTGTGGGTGCAAGTGCCCATAATGCTTTTAATCTCGGAGCTACCGATGCAAACCTTGCGAGGTAACCCTGGTAATGAACTTGTCATAAAAATCTCCTAAAAGTTAGCTGTGCTTGATACTAAGCTCAAACAATGCTAACGTCAACTTTATTTCACTTTTTGGAGAAGATACTATGGGTAAGCAAAGATGGGAAAGAGTTGCAGCGATGTGGAAAAGCAAAAAGCCAGGAACTATGACAGGCCAAGCCGAAGGTCTGCTTGGTGTTATGCTTGGAGGTCGCCGCCTTGTTCTGCAAGAGAACGACAAGAAAGAAAGCGACGCGCACCCTGACTACATTATCAGCCTTGCGCCAAATGACGACGAGCAACCACAAAGCTCCGGCAGCTCTAACAGCTGGTGATTGTAGGGCTTTTTGCTGCTGTCAGCCTTGCGCTCGCCTTTCTCCTGGGGTGGGCGCAAGCAGGCCCTACGAAACAAGACAGCAGCGTGTTAGAGTTTATCAGGGGGCAATATGAAGATAACGGCAGTCGTGCTGACTCTTATGCTGACCCTGGCAATAGGATTGAAGATAAGAGCACGGGCTAAAGAAAAAGAACTGTCTCGACGCATTGCGTCAGAACTAAATCGCGCAGGATTCTGGAATGAGGATAGACGAGATTAGGGAAAGTGGGCGACCACTTGTAGTGAGCGTAAGCGGTGGCAAAGATAGCACGGCAGTCATTCTGTATTTAAAAGAACAAGAAATAGAGAAGACTAACCCTGTCCACTATGTGTTTGCAGACACAGGCTGGGAGCATCCTGAAGTCTACTCGTATTTAAACGAAGTGGTTAATCCGCTCTGCAACGGCAAGCTTAACAGGGTGCAATCAAAGAAGTACCCTGGGGGCATGGCTGACCTTGCAAAAGGTAAGGGTATGTTTGCCAGTCGGCAATACCGCTTCTGTACGTCCGAGCTAAAGGTTGTGCCTATCATCGAGTTCTTGGAGCAGTTTGATAACCCTATCAACGTGGTCGGGATTAGGGCGCAGGAGTCTTTCCGGCGAAGCAAGATGGATGAGTGGGATGAGGGAGGACCGATGAATGTCTCTACCTGGCGACCCCTTATTGACTGGATTGTGGACGACGTAATCGGGATACACACTCGACACAGTATTGCGCCGTGCAGTCTTTACTTGCGCGACGAATTACCGGCCTCGCGAGTCGGGTGCTTCCCGTGTCTCCATAGCCGAAAGGCTGAGATACGCGCTGTCGCAGAAGACCCCTTCGGTCAGCAGCGACTGGTTCAAATAAGAAGCCTTGAGAAAGAGCTTGGCGACGCAGCGCAAGCCCGTAACCCCGAGAATGCGCGGCCTACCTTCTTTCAAAGCAGAGAGGCTGGCGAATCCTATTGGCCTATCGACGAGGTAATTGCTTGGTCCAAAACTTCGTGGGGTGGAAAACAGATAGAACTATTTACGCCGCGTGATGAAAACGCTCGCGGCTGTATGCTATGGGGGCTTTGTGACATGCCTGACAAAGACGGCGAGTTTAGTGCCTAGACCTGACCTCGATTAACTGGTAGAAAATACTGCCTCGCTCGATACAGCGTGAACGTTAGAAAATCCCTCAAGCAGATTAACTTACTTTACCTAGAGCGGGGCACCACTACCACCATTGGTCGAGCAGCGTGTAGGTAAAGCTCTTGAATCCTGTTAGCGTCACTTGCTTTCTAGCCAAGTCCATAAGACTATCGAAATCGGCACCACGCTTCAGCACCGTGCAGCCTGCTGACCATTTATCAACTTGCTGAGATTCTTGCTTGGATGCCCTATGGATATTGATACCGAAATAGCCTTCATCGACCTTGCCCCAAGCATCGACATTCTTGTCCCTGTTGGGATCACGCCAGACTTTAACCGGCCCCACTTGGGTCAGAGCTTCATACTGGCCGCGATGTTTACCGATTTCGTAGGCACCTCGATATTGGCCTGGACAGAGCACGGCAGTCCCCTTGGTGTTGGACGGGTTCATTAAATGGTAGAACCCTGGGTCGACGGTCGACGGCCAATAGTGTACTCGCCACTCCCCGTCCCACAGATAAGCGCACCCCGTCATATCGTCAAAGCGATTCGGCTGGCTGTTTTCTGGCTTGGCTCGAATTGAGAATAGATTTAAATCGTAGTCGTATTTAGGGTTGTCGAATACTGCGTAACCCAAGGACTTAATATGCGCCAATGGTGGTGGGAGCATTACATCGGTGCCAGCATCATCTCTTCTGCCTGCTTATCGAGCATCTTGAGAGCTTGGGCGTAGTTGCCGGGTTTTTTGCCAGCAGGCAAGGAAGCGTACCACTCATTGTAAGACCCCTTACCGTTCATCTTGTTGTTAAAGCGCTTCATAACTTTCGCCTCTGCGTCTTCTGTAGTGTAGAAGCGAGTGTCAGTTGTAGCCAACGTTCCATCGGAAGAGGCTTTTAAGAATTTTTCAAGGTCATGCACTACGTCATTTTTTGTTCCCATAATAGGGTACTTGCCTGTTTTGGGGTCGGGAAATCTTAACTCAGCATGAAGGTGCGGCCCTGTCCCGGCAGTACCGACTGCGCCGACCACTTGCCCCGGTGTCACCGTTGCGCCCACCTTTAAAGGCGACTTTTTGTTCATGTGCATGTACGTCACCTGAGCTTTGTTTTTGTACTGAATAGTTATGCTGTGCCCACCGCCACCGCGTGCTACCCAGCTTCGCACAACTTTACCATGTTGCATTGCCTTTAGGGGCGTACCTACTTTAGCTGCAAAGTCAGTTCCTTTGTGAAGCTTTTTCTTTTTAAGGGTGGGATGAACCCTTACCCCTACAGGGGAGCTTACCTCCCAAACACCGCCCTCGGGCGCATCGCCTAAAGGATGCAAGAAAGCGTCGGGATTGGCTTTAACTTCATTCTTTACTTCAGGCGTGGCTTTGACGGCCTTCTCTGCTTTTGGAGCTGCTGCAACTG